AGTGTAATCAAACTCCGTAATCGGCAGGTTCTTCATCCCCCTGCTCTCGGTTGTAAGGTCCAGTCGATCTAACATAATGAAAAAATAGTTGTGTGTACTGTTCTCCTTGGTATGGAGTCCGCCAGTGTTCTAGATCTATACCACTGTATAATACTGCATCACCAGGCAAGGTTTCAAATTTTTGCTTTGCACCGAATCGGTCTAGTAGTTGCAACTCCCAAGGTTGATCTTGGATGATGTTCAAACTGACAGAGACTTCACATGCATTGCGATCTGTATGTGCTGCCATAAATGATTTGTTGTAATACCTAGTGCAAAACCAATAGGTTTCCAATAAATCAGTTCGTAGATAACTGTTCAAAAAGTATTGAACTCGATGATAATACTCTTCTGCACAAGGCGGTTTGTATATCATCTTTGTCATTCCTCTACCTTCATCCCAAGCAGCGGTTCTACTTTCAAATTCGCTACTGAGTGTTGCCCCTAGATACGAGACTTCACGTTCATCTAGTAGAGAGGGGAGAAAGTCGTATCCAGAAATAGCATAACTCATGGTTCAAGTGCAATCCAATAGCAGAGTCCTTTAGTGGTGAACTTAGCAACTTTACTGTTGCTAATCTGAATGTTGTAATCAGACTCAATAATATTGAGATTCTCAATCTTGAAGCAATGGCAGAAGTCGTGATCAGTTTCTCCAACTTCGACAGTGTAACTGTTAGAAGTTTCATTCTTCTTATCAGTCACACAAAAGTTGACCTTACCGTTAGAACCAAAGACACATGCATCAGGAACCTTGTACAGACGTGCTGCCTTCATCACATTGATATAGTCACGCACTGAGATATTGAATTCTACATCAACACTAGGGAGAGTGATATCATTCTCAGGAGGTTGAACAATAATCTCAGGATCTGCATAGTAGAACCGAGACTGACGACGTTCATCCTGAGTGTCAACTAGACGAACATATGTAGACTCTGGTTGCAGTTCTGTTGAAGGGAACAAATCAACGCCACTGATGAAAGAAGACAGATCATAGATAGAGATCTGCTTATCAAACTCCTCAAGAACTTCTGCAGATGCAAGAATGTTTTTGTTGATACTCAGAGTACGAATCTGCTTTCCAGGTTTGATTACAATGGAATTGTTGATCGCCGCAAAGTTCCTGAGAATGTCACGGGTACGTGTTGAAATAACGGTCATCGGTTGGGGTAAATTTCGCGGTTTGAGTTTTGGTCATTGAAATGCAGCAACAACAATCCATAGTGTAGGATTTTGATGATGTCCCTTCGGGCAGTACCTTTCTTATCGTATCGGGAAGCATACTTCAGAATGTTAGATCTGCAAAATGGTTCTGCATCACCACATGCTTCAATCAAATCTAATGTTTGAATCTTCTCATTGCCAGCAGAATAATGCTGCCCATAAGTTCCCGAAATGTAATCACGGAGCTCCTTCAAGAGCTCTTCTTCATTGTATTTGAAACTCATTAGTCATTCAATAGATTATTATTTTCCCCAGTATACTCTTCTTCGAGACCTGCGTCAACCTTTGTATAGAGATCCAGGAAAGATTGTTTAGTGTCATCATCGAAACGATTGACACATAGTGTGATTGCCTTTACACGATCATCAAAGATCTTATATGCTTCTACGATGTGTACTAGACGACGGGTAGTAATAACTTCATCGACTCCTCCATCAAAGAATGTCTTACGAATGACTCCTGCCCACTTGATTAGATTTTCTGCAAACTCAGGGTCGCAACCAACATTCAACAGGATCTTAGTTTCTACCGTCGCAGTTGGATAATCTTGCTCGAATGTAATTGGGAAACGTTCGAGGAATGCTTCATTGAGAATATTGGTTCCAATAAAGCGACCGTCATCGCTGCCTTTACCCTTAGTATTTGCAGTTGCAACAACATTGAATCCTTCGGCAGGGTTTACATATTTACCAATTTTCTTGAGGAAGACTCCACTACCCTCAAGGATCGATTGAAGGCAAAGGATTTTGTTGGATGCCAAATCGATCTCATCCAGAAGGAGGACAGCACCTCGCTCAAGAGCCTCAATGACAGGACCATTATGCCACACAGTATTACCATCAACCAGACGGAAACCGCCAAGTAGATCGTCTTCATCAGTTTCAATAGTAATATTTACACGAATCAACTCACGCCCAAGTTGAGCACAAGATTGTTCCACGGAATAAGTTTTTCCATTGCCAGAAAAACCACTGATGAAGATAGGATAAAATTCACCGCTGCGAATAACTTTTTTGATATCTTGGAAAGAACCAAAAGGGACATAGGAATCATTCTTCTTTGGAATCAAGATGTCAGGTTGCTTTTGAACATTGGTTTGAGGAACCACACTATATTTTCCTGGTGCAGTCTTGAACTGCAATACACGTTTGGCGATTGTTTGGAGACCGACTCCAAAGTGAGCAGAAGCACTTGCTAGATCCTTGCTAGTAAATTCTGAACCTACAGTCTCTTGAAGGTACTCGACTAATTGTTTAGTAGTGATTGCTTGAGGGACTGCCATTGGTCTCTTGTGTTGATATGGTTAGTATAGCATAGAATCCAGGGCAGTGCAAGACCCTGTGCCAGTCCATCAACTGAACATGTTCTGGTCCTTCATATAATGAAGTGTATCATGCATGTTACCTACATGCTTCATACCAATAGAACACTGAGGATACTCTGCTTCCTCACCAAATTCATTGTGAAACTGCTTGTCACTAAAATGAATTCCCAGTTCGTACTTATGAAAGTCTCCATCAAGTGCTTCCAAGAGTGCTGCCATTCGCTCACACTCTTGACTCCCATTAGAATAAATCGTTGCTACTGTGCTCATTTAGGCGATCACCTCCACAAATTTGTTTAGAATAGTTTTGTTTGTCATCTTGGATCCCATGTGCTTTTTGAAAGCTCTAGTAAGTTCTGCTTTAGATGCAACTTCTTTTTTTGGTTTGACTTCCAAATCATTAGTACCAAAACCAATATTTTGATTTGGCATAAGGTACTGCACAGTAAATCCACACTTGTTATGTATTTCGATAAATTTATTTTTTGACCATGAAGTGTGATATTCCTGAGAATCGTTACCATAGAAACTGATCATGGTATTTGCTTCACGCTTGCTACACAATCTAAAACCAATCCAATTGTAATCAGTAATCTCACGATAGAAAGAAACAATCTCTTTAGTTGTTAGATATGGGTTTGCTTCAATCCGTCGCTGATACCCTGTTACAGGATCACGAAGAATAAAAACCTTATTCAAATTATGACAAAGTAAACTTGTGTTCCAATACTCATCACCGTACCTAGTAGTAAGTTTTTCTGCATTGTAGAACATGGGATTTGATTCTCCATCTGTCAAGGCGATAACATTTACTTTCTGAATACTTTTGTTCTTAGTAAATTTACTAACCAATTCGCGAATACAGATTACTGCTTCAGCAAGAGGTGTTCCACCTAAAGTATATTCTCTACAATAACTGTGAGCAGTATAGTAACTGCAACACATACCATAGCACTGAATCCAAATCAAAAGCATCTGATCATCCAGTTCTTTCGTCTTCATGCCAGAAGTAAACAACTGAAGCAACCTGAATGATTTTGAAATGCCTAAAGTATTTCGTTTTGCTTTATGGTTATCACCATATTGTGAATACTCTCCATACATTGTAGATTGGAATGCATACACTTCAAAAGGAATCTGAACTTTACGACAGAACCAAATAAGGTTATACAGTTGCTTGATCGTATCCATCATACAATTAGCCATAGATCCAGACCAATCAAGTAAGAACATGAGACCATGATTCTTACCATCTGAAACTACATTACTACGAACGAAAATATCGTCAGTCAGTTTATATTTGTAAAGAGCATTAGTATTGATAACACCAGTTCTAGACTCAGAAGAACGTGAATACTTGTCTGCTGATTTTTTCATTTCAAACTGCTTCACCAGATAGTTCACTGATGATTGTGCATCATGCTTGTACTTTTTATATACATCAGTTGTCTTATCTACAGACCTAGTGAATGCCTCGCCATCGACATTTTCATTCATAAAGTAATTTTCAAGTTTTGTTTGAATCACCTTATAAGGAACAACAACCTTGTCAAGATTTACTTCTGGTAGGTCAAGATATATCCACTCCTTTGCGTCGTCATCAATAAGCATGTACTGGTTATCATTCCATGCACGTTCTGTGTCAGATTGATCTAGGTTGTCATCAACATCATCTAAATCTGAATCAATATCTTTATCGTTTCCACCAGTAGGATTGCTATCGCTACTGCCATCAGTATCTTCTTTTTGGTCACTACTCTGTGGAGAATATTCTCTATCACCATCAGCACTTGTGGAATTATTTGGTTTAGTTGGCGGAGTAGGAACATCTGGATTCTGTTCAACATCATCCTTGACCCAAGCATAAAGTTCTTCAGCGAGTTGAAGAACTTCTTCATATGTTTCTGCATTGGCAATACGATCAACCCACACTTGTTCTTCAGCATTGAAATTCAAAGGCAGGTCATTACATACAGTACCAACTTTGAAGTATATATTGATACGATCAATCAGTTTCCAATCTGACAACTTCTTATAAGTAGATCTCAAATTGAAGAAATCTTTTTTATTGAGTTCTTGATATCCTAGGTAAAAAGATTTGCGAAGACCAGGATAAAGGTGCTTCATCTTTTGCTCTACTCTTGCATCCTCTATGACATTCACATAATCCTTTGGAGCATTGTCAAAATCTATGTTAGGAGTATATAGAGCATGACCTACCTCATGACCTACTAGAAGGTCATACACATCCCCCGTAACGTCTTTCCAGATAGGGAGAGCAAGAACACGAGTTTCAGTATTGAAGTATGCCGTAGAGATCTTACGGTGCTCAACATGAAGATTCTCGGTCGCAAGAAGTTTTGCAAGGGTGCCTTTTACTTCAGTGTTGACACTCATCTGTTCAGTAGGGCGTTTCGGTATATACCTACTATAACTCACCAGACGACCCCCCGTCAAGTGCTAGTGTGCCACTACCCGATCTGTCATTCATTATTGATTTTGGATACCCATGAGTTGAGTTTTAGTATAATTGCTACTAATGCCAGTGGTAGTAGCAATCCAAATACTACCAATGCCTGACTCATTTTCTAATTCTCCTCTTCTTCACCTCTTCAGGCAGTCCTTTTGATCCGACATAATCACCATTCTCTATACCTTTTTGAATGTGACATGGACGACAAAGAAGTTGACACTTATCTACTTCCAAAATGAGTTCTTCTATAGAAAAAGATGTGATATTACATCCTATAGTGTAAGACTTATTTGCAGGAATAATATGATCAAATTCTAATCTCTCAGTTGCACCACACCTAACACATTTACCACCAAGATATTCTCTTAGATATTGCCTGCGTTCTTTTCGGATTCTCTTTTGATCTTCAACAAGTTTCTCTTGATGTTTTTCATACTGTAACTTTCTGAGTTTTTTATGATGCTCAGGATTTTCCTTTCTATGTTTTTTAGTTCTTTCTGAAATCCGTTCTTTATTATCTATGTGATACTGGTTCTTATATTCAACATATCTTTCCTTATTATTTTCAATCCATTGATCAGTTATCAATTTATGTTCTTTCTTTTCATCATCAGTCATATTTGCCCAACGATCTCTTTTCTTCTGTCTTAGTTTTTCTGCATACTCTAGATCATTTGCATAACGATCACGTTGTTCCTCATTCCTACGATCTTTGTGTTTTGCGCGAGATTTATCAGAAACTTCTTTAGCACGTTCAGCAACACCCTCTACATTATTATATCGCCAGCGATTACGTTCCCTCTCTCTTGCAACAATCTCTGGATTTTTTGCACGACTCTTCATTCGTTGCTGATACTTACATTTCTTACAATCGCCACGATACCTATCACGACTGGGTTCATAAGCATACTCAGATAAAGATTTTGAAGTACAACAAATATTACAAACTTTTGGATCTAGATTATCCTTGCGAACTCTCGGTGTATTTACACACTGCTTACAAGTGCTGTGATAATACTGCTTCCATTCTCCATTTGCTCTCTGCTGCTTAGCTCCCTTACCAAAATTAGAGACTAGTTTTTCAACACCACATTTTTTACAGACTTTTGTATCCATACTCATTTGCCTATGCCGTAATCAGATGCCTCATTCTCTAATTGTCTTATACTCTCTTCTTGCTCTTTTGCCCGATGCTTCTTCCACATCTCAGCAACCATATCTATTGCTGGTGGTGCGTGATAAGGTGGTGATGGTTGTGAGCGATGCTCATCAATCTGTTCCTGTGTAGGAATGGAAATTCTAAACGGTGTTCCTTCCTCTTCAAATTCTTTATTCATATCAATGTATGTCTCTGGAGTAATCTTGACCATTCAGTGAATTTCTCCTTTGATAATTTGTTCACGATTATTTAGTTTCCATACAATGTATTCCATGGTAGGGACACACTGGGGATTCCATCCAGCAAAAGTAGTGTGTTCTCCACTTGGAATCTCCCAACATGGAGCATCATCGTTGTCAAGATCTAGTGACTCACGATATGCTTCATCACCAAACATAACAACTGCTCTCTCAGCAGCATTCAAACTGGTGAAGCAAGCAAATGCATTCTTTCTAATGACATCAGGGATTTGGTGCTTCATTCAAATACCGCCGTGACTCCCATAACAGTTGCACCAGGATTTCTTGCCAAAGCAGTTTCCCTAGCATCTTGATAGTCTCTAGCAATTACAACCTCATGAAAGACTGTACCTGCTTTGTATAGTTCAACTTTGCACTTCATTGGATTGCCAGTGGTTGTAGTCGGTCAAGGATCTCACGATAGGCAGGGACGATATCACCTTCATCCTTTCGGAATAGGTCTTTATCATATCGTTCATCACCACCAATTTTCCATAGTCTCATACTGTCAGGACTGAGCTCATCAGCAAGTAGTAGTTCTCCATGAGCAGTATAACCAAATTCGATCTTGAAGTCAACCAGGTCAATGCCAATTATGTAAAACATCTGACGGAGGTAGTCATTGATACGCAATGTCATCTCAATAAAAGGTTCGGGATCATATCCCATTAGTTTTACACGGTCCTTTGTGAGCAGAGGATCATGCTTACTATCATCCTTCAGGAAGAACTCAACAATAGGATGTGGTAGTGAGTAACCTTCTTGGAGAGTTGTCTCACGAACAATAGATCCAGCAGCACGGTTCCTACAAATAACTTCCAAGGGAACGATGCCCACTTTTCTACAGATCATCTTGTTAGCACCAACCATACCAATGTAATGTGTTGGGATATGTTCTTTGGAAAGTTTCTCAAAGATGACAGATGAAATACTGCAACAGAGAGATCCCTTTCCTAAGGGATGATCAACCATCTCACCATTACCTGCTGTCACTCTATCATGATACTCAATGATAACTTGCTGTGCATCGTCACCTGCGTATACTGTCTTTACTTTTCCTTCTGTAATTACTTCCATAATAGTTTCTGATTCCTCAACCAGCAAGGTTTGCAAAGCGAATTCTTATATCTTTTCTCGGACGGAACATAGCATCCGACTTGAGGACATTGATTTGCTGGTATCATCTTTTGACACCCAGAGCATTCTGTTTCCCACATCTTCATAATGTTCTCTCAAGTCTATTTGTTGCTTGGTCAGGGAAATCTCTAGGACGACTATCACCAGCATTATCAGTTCTAGCAGAACCTTCATTAGCTTTCATAGTATGCTGGAAGTTTGCTCTCTTATATCGTAACCCCAATGGATCAGGCATCCAGTATGTTACTTGCCAATCTTGTTCAGGACATAATTCAAGATGCTTCTCTACTGAGTGATTGAAACTACCCATTTGAAC